GGCGCCTACGGGCAACGATTGATTGGCAAGTAGGACGGTTGTTGGGTACTGCATACGGGTGTTCGGTAAGCCAAACCTTTGTTCGCCCAACCCGCCCGGGGGCACATCCACCATTGAGAAGTATGGTACCTACAATGCGGGCGTGCTAGAATTTTAAAGAAAATGAAAAACCTAGACCGAAGCGATGTGATTAATTTCGGTTGGCGAATTTAACAAAGGTGGTACCGATGCCAGGTATGGCGAACGCACAGTCATTAGGAGTTATGGGACAGGGAGATATGCAATCAAGTATTGTAGACATTCCTGGCCCTAACGGTTCGATGCAGGTAGACATATCGAAAATGTTGCCTGAGGATGCAGAGCTACTACAGGCTGTTATGCAAGATGCACAAGTTGCAGAAGATCCTCAGGTGAAGCAGCAGTTAGAGGAGTTGTTAAGTAGATTAGCTGTTGATACGCAACAGTTCGAGGAATTAGGTCAGACTCCTATGGACACTAGGGGTGGGCCGAATATGATGACACCTGTGGGGCCCGCGCTTTAAATGCGCGACTTNAATAAATTTAGCAAGAACGCTGAGCCTACGGCAGAATTAGTTAATGACCGTATGTTAGATGCTGCGTCGTTAGTCACCATGCTAGTGTACGAAGGCAGAACTGCGTCAGAGATTTCAAAGGCTCTTAACACCTCTGTGGCCGCTATCAAGCGTGAAATAGGCAAGCCTCATGTGCAGACACTAATAAGCAAAGAGCAAAGCAAGCGTTCGATGCTCATAGCGCACATACCTATCGCGTCTTATGCGAATAGGCTGCGTAGACTAGAAGAGAACTACTTAGCAGCGGAAGGCGATCAGAACCACGATATAATGCTTAAATGCCTTTCGCAAGCTCGTGAAGAAACAAGGCTTATGCAAGTAGAAGAAGACGGTGAGTCACTAGCGACAGGGCCACAGATTGTAGTGAATATAGATAAATACGAAGGCAGTAAATCAGCCACTCTAGACAAAGCAATGGAGGTAATAGCCGATGGCGTGGGGGCTTCCTAATGGATCGTTACCTGAAGATGAGTTGCGTTTAGATATTTCGTCATACAATGTGCAGTCTTTTTGGAATGTAGAAGACGCACTTGATAACGAGATAGAGAAGCGTTACTTTAGATTGTGTCTTACAGTTGTAGTAGAGCAGATTAATGAGACAACTGCTGTACTGTATAAATGGCGTGATTTAGATTGGATGCACTTAGCGCACGAGAATATAACTAAAGGCAAACAATCTTTAATGGATATCGCAACTGCCCAGGAGTTGCACTATTACGATATACGTGATCTTGTAAAAGAGTATGAAAAGGATTGGATAAACAACGATTCTGTTATAGACATATGGTTTACNTCAAATATGAAGATATATTTAGATTCGTTGGGGCTTGATCCTGTAGATTGTATAGAGGTATGTAAGAATATTGTAAACGAAGACAGAGAGCTTGGAATTACTGAGCGTGATATATCGCAGTTATTGCTACCTAAATATGATGACATAAGAAAAGTGCAATCAGCGCATGGGAAGAACAAAAGTCCAAAACGAAAGCCTGGAGTTCGATTTCAAGCTCCAACCAAAGCAGTTTCAGCTGTTAGAGTCAGTACGCAGCGGAATCCGACATCCTTTCTACGGAGGAGCGAGAGGTGGAGGGAAGAGTCACGGAAGCAGACTAATCATGCTGACGATGCTGATGGAGAACGCGGGAACAACAGGCTTAATAATTAGAAGGACTTTTAAACAACTAGACGGTAATCACGTACGGCCTTTGTTTCGTCAGTTTCCCGAGATGCGTAACTGGTACAACAAAAGTGAAAATGTGTTATACTTGCCTAACGCGTCACAACTTATGTTTGGGCACTCAGAACACGAAGACGATGTATTTCAGTATCAAGGGCAAGAGTTTGATTATATCTTTGTCGAGGAAGTCACGCAGTTTACAGAGTTTCAATGGCAGATGATTAGCACGTCAAATCGAACATCTAAGCCTGGAGTTAAGCCCGTTATGTGGGCTACCGGGAACCCTGGGGGAGTAGGGCATCTCTGGGTTAAGCGCCTTTGGGTAGATAAGTTGTTTGATAACGAGATAGAAGACGCTGAAAATTATGAATACATACCTGCAAAGGTATACGATAACCCTGCGCTGATGGCTGCTGACCCAGCGTATATAAAAATTTTAAAAGCAATTAAAGACGAACATTTACGAAGAGCATACTTAGATGGTGATTGGGATATATACCCAGGGCAGTATTTTTCAATGTGGCAAAACTCAGAGATTGTTAAGCCGTCATTTGAAATACCTTCTGACTGGCAACTGTACGGAGCGTTAGATTATGGTGAAGTCGCTCCTGCTTCTTTCGGTTTATACGCTATCGACTATGATGGCGTTGTATGGCGTATTATGGAGTATTATCAAGGTGAACGCACGGGCGCAGAGCACGCACGAGAAATCAGACACCGAATTGAATCGTGCCCTTTTACTGGCGGAAGACCCCCGTCATTGATATACGCAGATCCGTCTATGTGGACAAAACGAAGATTGCACGAAAAATATACAAAGAGTCCAACTGATGTATTTCAGGAAGAGGGGCTGTATCTAACACGCGCTAATAATGATCGTATCAATGGATGGCGTGCATGTAAAGATGCATTAGTGCATGGCACTTTTAAAGTGTTCGAAGGGTGGAATGATCACTTTGTACGTACTGTACCCGCGNTACCTCGAAGTGAGAAAAATATAGAAGATTTAAATACAGAAGCAGAAGATCATGCAGCAGACGAATGGCGCTATGGTATGATACACTTTTATCGTCCTATGGCTCGTGATCTAGAAGAGATGTATGGCAATGGACAGGACATCCTTGACGACTTAGATAGTGACGGTAAGAGTGTCGGTCGTTATCACATTACCCAAATGAATTAAACAATGGACGGTTCAGACAAAAGTTTTTGGCATAGTCAGATAGAGGCATCTAAGGATGCAATGGATGAGCGTCATCAGACATGGAAACGTTTGCTCGATTCGTACGAGTTAAAGATAGAGCTTCCTGGTTTAGATGAAGAAAAGACTATCAGGCTATCTAGGATGTATCCTATTATGAGGCAGATACTAGCCTCTGTAGCTTTTAACTATCCGCATATTAATGTGATGGCCGAGCCTCTTTATGAGCGTCTTGGGATAGATTGGAACGCCGTATCTAGAGTATTAGAGAAGTCTGCTAATAGTGCGCTAAAGTTAATGCAAGCTAAGGTCGAGGTTCATCAGCAGATATTTGACACAGCGTTTTGCGGAGTAGGTTGGGGCAAGTTTGGTTGGAACCCTGTAGGCGCAGATTCATTTCCTCCTTATGTGAGTAACGATGTTATGCGCGATGGGTTTACCTATTACATGCGTAAAGACCCTTTTCGTATATTTGTAGATCCTGATACACCGCCGCAAAGCATTGGTTATGCGTATTATGTTATCGAAGAGATAGAAGTACCTTGGAAGTATGTTCGGGACGATCCCCGATACACATTGCCTGAAGGCTTTGATGGCCCAGAAGATCTTGGGTATGGAGCCGAGTCTGAGCGTCTGGGTTCAGATTTATACGAAACATCGGAAGAAGATGAAATTGTACGTAGGGTTAAAAGTGACAAAAAGACTATTAAATTGTATGAAATCCATAACCGCATGGATGGACGGTTGCATACTTTTTTAGAGCATTTAGAAGATCCTATAGAAGATGTGCCTCACCCGTTCGGTAATGCAAACCCACGCATTATTGGCGACCAAGTAGTGGATTACGAACCGTTACCCGGGTCACTGCTTAAGAACGGCACACAGTATATGCCTCTACGTTTTGACTTAAACGCTTCGTTTCATCCTGTACCTCCGATGGAGTATATAGAAGATCTGCAAGCGCTGATTGTAGAGTCTGTGTCTAGGCGTGCTGACATACTTAAACGTTTTGCACGTATTATATTTGCAGAGGAGTCTGAGTTAGGCTCTAATTCGCAACTAGAAAAGCGTCTGAAGGAAGCTGAAGATGGTGATATTGTAGCTGTAAAATCGTTACAAAGCATTAAAGCCGCAGAATGGGGCACTGTTCCTATTGATCAGTTGAACTTAGAAGGTGACGCTAGAGGATATGAGGAGCAGTCACTTCATGTGGGTGATTTAGCTCAACAGGGCGCTAGCCGCAAGACAGCTACTGAGTCAGCATTGCTTGCAGGGCAATCGTCACTTAATAGAGAGTGGATGCAGCAAGCAGTAGCTGAGCTTTACGAAGACATAACTACGAATAATTTTAGAGTGTGGCGGGATTATAGGTATACGCCGCATGAGTTTATTGTTAATATTGCTGACGCGGATGCAGAGTCTGAGTATATTATTTTAACTACAGCTGACTTTAATTATGAGTTCGCTTTACGTGTTGATGCTCAGTCAATGCAACCTATGATAGAAGAAGTTGAGCAGCAGAATAGTATATTATTGTATGATAGACTTATAGGCAATCCGTTAGTAGATCAAGTNGAAGCTACTAAAATGTTGCTTAGAGGTTTTAGACGCGCTTCGCCTGAGAAGTTATTAAAAGGTATGGCGGGCGGCGATACTACAACATTGATTGATTTAGAGATTGGGTTTTTATT